CCTTCTTGACCTCTGTTCCTTCCTTCACAAAGACATAACCATCTTGTTCCGTCACATCAGCACTGTCTGTATCCCACAGTCGCATAACATTGGTTGCCTCGTCCGTTAGAAGCGCAGCCGCAGCAATAGAGCCAGGACCAATAAAAGCGTGGCCGGATTTAGTGAAGTTGATGGAGTTCGGGAATCGCGTAACAGGATAAAGACGTGCGTCGTCCTGAGCGAACTCCGCAAAAAGAATCGTTCCAAGCGTTGTCGCTAAATGATTCTGAACGCCCAGCACTGCATGCGTGACCGCGGCTTGGTCCAAAGTAGCAACTTGGGTGGCGAATACCGCTGTCGTTGCTGACTCACCTTCCTCCGTGACGTAGAGATCAATCGTGCCATCGTTACCGCCACCGCTATCCAATGTGGCGTCGATTTCAACACAATACCATTTTCCGCGTTTGATCTCGTTTGCGCCCCATGAAGTCGGAGCAGCTTTACCGATACCGAAATTGATAACATCTGTTGCGGCAACATACCTCAGCCCGAATGTGATCTGAGCAGCGTTACCTGTTTCTTGGGCCTCAAAGATATTGACCGTATCATCAGCCGTTGCATCAAAATCAGGGTCAAGCCAAATGTGGAAACGAAAGAACGTGTTCGCAGAAGCAGCGATGTTGCAATCGCCTTCTGTCACAAACGCATCCGCTGTGCCACCGGACATCACCGCCCGCATACAATACGCGCCCTTATAAGGGGCGCATGTTGGCCAGGGAAATCGGGCGAGTTCTTTGTAACTGGGGAAATCCAACTGGCTTGCTGTGTCTGTTTCTGAGTCCCAGCCTGAATTATCTCCAGATTGAAAATTGTCCTCAAAGACGAATGGAAATGCCATATCAAATACCTCCAATACGTGTTAATTTGCCCATTAGCTTGCTCCTTTACCTTTCTGCTTGCGAACATTTGCCATGCTCTCACGTTGCCTTTTAAGGGTTCCCAGCTTCTCTTCTACAACTTCAGCCGGCATACCAAATTGCTGCGCGACGGCGCGTATAGCTGCCTGTTTTGCTTCAGGATCGCCAAAGATAAGATCCCAATTCTCTTGAGGAACATTCTGCCCTGGGGCGAAGTGACCAGGAATCTGTGCATTCGCCATCATGTCCTGAGTGCCTTTGGGACGATAACGCTCAAGATTCGAAGCGTTGATGTCGCCTTCTTCGTTCAATAGCTGACGAGTGTTCTTCCAGCGAATGATCTTTTCCTTGTTGCGTTTCTCCCAAGCCATGTGACGATCTACGGCACCCGGAGGATTCTTGCGCATGGTGGTTTCGTCAGGCATTCCTTGCGTGATCTCTTCCCGCAGTTGCTTCTCTTCTGCAACAATCCTGTCCTTCTCAGCACCTTTGGGGTACCGCGGAGCTTGAGTTTCTAACATCGTGTCGATATGGAGGCCTTGCCTGTGGGCTTCTCGTTTATCGACACGGGAATCAGGACTTTTCTTTGCCGCCTCAACACGGGCTTTGTCGTCCTTCAGTTCTTCAATTTGATTGGGGCGTAAAAGACTATGCATAATAAACTCCGTAAAGCCCCTCCGAAGAGGGGCTATGGTTAGGATTAAGTGGTGGCAGTAACAAGGACGCCACCGTCAGCAGAGCCAAGACCGGCCTGATAACATTCAGCGATCTCAGCATCACCAGCGTCATATCCATCAACGCCCTTAGTTACGCTATCAGCGAAGTAACAACGAAGGATATGGGCCATCGATACTTCACCGCCAGTCGTTCCCAAGATACCGTTGGTAATGGTTCCGTTACCGACGATCCAATCACTGTCTCTCAACAGTAACCGACGACCCGCTGCGGCTTGAGTGCAAGCAGAAACCCAAGTGCCTCCAGATAAAGCAAACACCAGATTCTGTGCAACCGTTTCCAGAGAGGCGCCAAAAGAAATCGCCGGGCCTTGCGCTGCATCGCATTCAAAGTAGCATGTATCAATCAGGCAATTAGACGCACCCGCAATGAAATCAATACCGATGGTGCCGGTATTCGCAGCAGGTGTTGCCATATCGAACGAACAGTGATGAATATGGGCACGGTCCGCAGCAGCCGATAAATCAATGGCAGAATCAGCCGTCACCGGAACTAGGTTCAAGTAGGCAATCTCAATATCTGCCGCGGTGATATTGATATTCTGATCGCCCGTAACAGCAGCGATAGTTGTCTTCTGCTTGACGAAGTTCCCAGCACCACCAGGCAAGCCCATCATTGTGACGCCAGCAACATCTGCTGCGATAGAAGCGGAGGGACTATGCGTTCCAGGCAACAGAACAATCACATCACCTACGTTTGCGGTGACAAGATTCCATGCCCGGTCTACAGTGAGCAATGCCCGCCTTGGATCAAGGCCATCATTATCATCAGACGCTGAATAGCCATCGCCATTGACAGTATAAGAAGCGGCCGGAGCCACCCAAAATACCCTGCCGGCAGTGCTTGGGATTTGGCCCCAAATAGGACCGTATTTAGTTACGAAAGCCATAATATTCTCCTGACACAGTTACACTATTACCCGACGGTCGCGCATCCCCGACCCGGTAATGCTAGATGCCTTTAGATACTGCATGAGTTTTGATCTTTTTCGTCCCACCGGAACGATCTGGACCGCTTTTGCCTGGAAGTCCAGGCCAGTTTGGTGCGCCTTCCTTGATGGAGGGCTCACCCTTCATACGAACGCCCGTTGGCGGTGCTTTGCTTCCGGTACGCTTGTTATGAGCACGATGAAAACTACTAGCCATCTTCTCTCTCCTTAATGAGTGCAGCGACTTCTGCTTTGAGATCATCAAGTTTATTGCGACGGTCAAGATCTACGCCAAAATGCTTCTGGGCGTATTCCTCTAACGCTTTCTTGCCCCGTATCTTATCGAGATCGATATAAGGAAGAGATGAGTCAACAACTTCATGTATCTCCAAACAAACATCGATCTGGTTGGGGATATCATTGATGATTCTAAGCAACTCACCACATTGGCTGTCGCTGTGCATGACAAAATTAACGTTGATATTCGACATAGTGCCTCCCACAAAAAAAAGAGCCCCCGAAGGGGCTCTGTTAGATTAAGAGACTTGTGCGCCGAGAATCCAACGCCAACCGACCCATGCATTACCGTAACGCATATAAGCCCGCCACTTGGCGACGAAGGTATCGAAATCCTCTACCATCGCAAACTCAAGCGGGATACGATCCGACCAGAACAGATTTTCCTGTCGGCCGGCGGAATCACACAGGAACCAGTTGTTGGTATCCGTCAGGTAATTCCATTCGATGGGCGTGTATGAGTCTTTATGCACGTTGTCGTTGTTTTCACCCGAATCAGGCTTACCCGATGATTTGACTACTTCATGCACCCGATCATACAGATTGGGCGGATAAAGAATTTCATCAGGCATCACCGAAATACGTTCGGCTTGGTCGCCACGATAGTTGACCATCTGAATCCGCGCAGAAGCCAGTGCGGTAGCACTGAAAGCAGCAGTGGTCAGATTATCAAAGCCCGAGGCCGTTGATGCACCAGACGTTGTGGTGTGCGAGTTCGAACACAGCGCAACACCTTCAGAGTTGTTGTAGAAATATGTATCTACACTGAAAGCATTGTTGAAGGGACGAGCCGCATGTTTTTGACGAGTCCGCACCGCAGACGTAGCAAGACCTTTCGGGCGCTGGCTCATGATGTTGTACTGCTCGTCATCATAGAGTTTACGCTTGATTTTGATACCATTCGTGAACTCCAAAGGAGTCATGGTGGTATCGTAGCCTTGCGACTGACTTTGGTACTCGACCTCATCAGATTGGATGAAATCCGGTACAGTGCCTACTTCACTCCACTTCATCGTTTCCCGACCATTGGTCGGTTCAGCAGCGTAGATCCGTGAGATCATGTCCGGCAGTTGTTTAAGGCGGTCATTGAAAATCCGTTGAAACAGGGGGTCTAACAGATCTCCAAATGCACCAGAAGCATGTGGTACTGGCATGGTTGTACCCTCCTATTAAGTGGTGCGACCGCTGAAGCAATGATCATCGGACAGCGCATAGACAAAGCTATTTGTCTTACCACTATCAGTCTGATCTCTCAGCAGTAGCCTGTAGCAACGGAAATCAGCGCCCGTTCCAACCGCAATCGAGGCATCAGCCTGGATGAGATTGGTGGTTAGCTGAAGCGTTACCGATTGACCTGGCGAATACGGACAACGCAGGAAGTTATCTCCCACGACAGTATCGTAATCAAAGGCAACCGTAACGGTTCCGGCAAGGGTGGTGGTAGACGTAATCTTACGGGCCTGGCCTGCATTGGCCCCGTCATACGCCCAGGTAAAGCCTTCATCCATCTCTGGCGAAGACCAGTCTTCTGCCGTAGTAATGGTCAGACCCGTTGTCGAAGCAGTTGTAACCGCCACTGCTGTTAATGCAGTGTTTTCGGTTGCTCCGCCCGACATCTTGATCCGCCATACAGCGTCAGGATTGGTGATAACTGAGACAGTGCGTTCGGCAGAAGAACCATCTGTCTGTTGAGCCGTAACATAGGTTGCCAGGTCGAGGTTACAGCCAATCATATCCACGGCGCCGGTAGTGGTGGCCTGAACGATGCCAGCATTACCCGCCCCAGGGATCAGGAACGGCGTTCCAAGATCAGCTTCTGTCGCAGCAACTTGATACTTCTCGATGCGTATATCACCACCTGCTAGATTAAAAGCATGTTCCATAATTTTGCTCCTACCACGCTAAGGTTTTGCCAATGTTCTCCATGGGGAGAAACAAGGCCGAACCCTGCGAAGGTTGTCTACAGTGGTCACAATCACCTGTCACGCCGATATTCTCCCCGTTTACCCGTACACGTGTGTACTGATAAGGGTCAGGATTGAATAAGTGGACGTGACGCCAGCACAAAACAATGGCTTTACGCAACGCAACGAGATCATCGATATGGGAGCCGGCTGGCTTGCCCTTTCGTCTGCCAGGATCTTTCATAGACAAACGACGATGCTCTTTGGTATCAAATCTACCTGCGATAACGATATCCATTATTTTGCGTAATCTTCTAACTCTTTACGGACATCATCCCAGTTCTTGTAGTATGTCCCCATGAGCCTTTCATAATGCGCCTTTTGACGCGGTGTTAGGTTCTTGATGACATCACTATCAGATGCTGAGGTTTCCGATTTTTCGCCACCGACTTCCTGTGACGTTTCCCTGGCCTCTTTGGTTGCCTTCTTCGCTTCGGCTTTGGCCTGTAGTGCAGAAATGTTTCCAAACACCGCTTTCAACGCAGCCAGTTCAGTCCGAGGATCATTGGGAAGACCTCGATCTACCAATGCATCATATTCAGTCTGAACCTTGTTGCGGTTTTCGTTCCCGTACTCATCGAGTCCGGTAACATATTTGCGATATTCAGAGATTTCTGTGCCTACGCGACCCATTTTCTCTTTGTCATCAAGAAGAGTTTTCACGTCTTCCCTCGACTCTAAGCGAATCTGGTTTTCCCAAACTTGGTCTGCTTCTGCCTGAGAGATTTGACCTGCATCAACAAGTTGCAGCAATTCAGCACGAGAAACTTTTTGAGGTGTCTCTGTTTGGTCAACACGACCTTCAAGGTCTTTAAAACGCTTTTCAAGATCACTGTTTTCCTCTTTCAGAGCTTTACACTCGTTATAGACCTCCTGGAAACGTTTGTAAGGGATGGTCTTTTCGGATGATGGGTCCGATTCAGGGGTTGCCTGAGTAACATCAGTCATAGTTTTCTCCTATGTTCGCCCCTTTGGGCGGCGTCAGCTACCGTCGACGTAGCAAGTTACGACCGAAGACGCTTCAAGAACTTCTTGGCGCTAAAGCCGGCATCCATCAATTGCTTAGGAACGGCCATAGCGTCATTCAAAGCGCCAATATATGTGTCGGTTTGAACCAGTTGCATCCTGACCAACGCAATCTCGTCTGGATTGACGAGCTTGGGATCACTCAGCTTGTGCTCAAGCCCAACACGATATTCTTCTTTCTGATTAACCATACCTTGTAAGTATTCAAGGTAACTGTTCCAGTGTTCATTAGTGACGACATATTCCATGTCGACTTCTGCCTTCGCCATTTGAACCAGCTCCGGCCTAAGTTCCTTGATCTTTTTAGCTTGCTGTTTTTCCTGTAAGGCTTTGAAATCAGCAATATCAACCATGCATAAACTCCGCATTTCCGCCGCCGCCGGCAGAAGGTAAGGTTTCGTCTGATAGCTCGTTCTTTCCTACCTTGGTAGGCTCGTCCGAACCGCCGCCTTCTGTAGCGCCACCCCCGCCTCCCTGTAAGGATTGCGCGGCAGCCGCCATTTGTTGCATCTGCATCTCTTTTTCCAATCTTGGAATAAGGGATTGAACATAGACCTCTAACAATTGGATCTGGTTTGAATCCATCTGGGCGTAAACCTCACCCTGTTGGAATTCGGCGATCTTCTCCAGGTGACGTTGGGCGCCCTCTGCCGGCACCCCTTCCGGGATGACCATCTGTAGGATGGAAAGAAGGGCTTCTTCTGCCGTGATGAGAGGGGCGCTGGCATCCGCACTCGGCGCCTGGATATAACGATCAGGGTCGATGCCGTTGGCCTTCCCGAAGTCCCTCAGGAGCCTGTAGGCCCCGTCAGGCTGGATCAGTCCCATTTGGATGGTCATTTCGTTGATATAGGTGGTCATCAGTGTCCCAAGGGCCTGTTGCATGGCAACCTTGGAGGAATTGAAGACGTTCGCCTTGAAATCGAACTGATAACGGCCCTCAATCTCATGGGTATCGGTGATGGTCTGATAGGGGTCTTCCCCAGCATCAATATTCCCGGAAACCAGGATCTTCTTCCGTTCAGGGAGGAACCGTTGGTTCAACTCATGGATTTGCGCCCATATCTCGGTTAAACCGTTGAAAAACCGTCGCAGAATCCGTTCTGGACGCGCCTCACCTTGCTGCAAGACCGTATTCATACCCTGGACAGTTCGCAGGGCAGATGCCTTGCCGGCAGGGACACGACCGAACTGGAGCTCTCCGACCATCGTCAACCGCTCCTTGTATTGCTGGAGCATGGATAAAAGGTTGAACCGGAAAGACTGATCGCTGTGCGGGAGACTCGGAAAATGCACATCTCCTTGAGGGTCGGTTGTCGGGTAGAGCTCACCAGGCGCGTATCGGATGGGTTCCTGACGAATAGCAGAGGTTGATTTGTAAAACCCGAAGGGCGTATTCGTGATATCGCCACCATCGACCATTTGATCGAATACTTCCTTGCTCGCATCGGAGAGCCCTTCCATCATTTCAAGGAGTCCGATGCCTTTCCATCTGCCTTTCACCTTCAGGAACTGTTTCTCGACAATCGGCCGGCGGGGCGGATTGGCCGGATACATTTCCGTTAAAACCTTGGCCTTCAGGACAGTCCCGGTCTCTTTGATGACCCAAAAAATAACATCTTCCAGAATGCCGTCGCCATCGATATCATATTGATCGAACGCAACGATACGGGTGAGCTTTCCTTCGTCACGATAAGAGTGTGTGCCTTCCATGCGGTCTTTCTGTGTCTTTTCCCTGTCATCCTCGGAACCAATAGCATGCTGATGATTATCCATTTTCTTGAGGTCTTCTTCTTTGATCAAATCATAGAATCCCGATTTATGTAATCGCCGGATCTCGTCCACATACGGATAATCAAGAAGGAAAACTGTTCCCGCACCCCCCGGATTAGAAGGGGAAGGGGCTTGAAGGTTGTCGGCCCGTCCTGGCGCAACAACATCCTCGATGTCTTTTACAATGATTTTGGGGCCATCATAAACACGGACCTCTTTCTCGATGACCATTTCCACACGATCGTCTTTCATCGTATAGAAATCAATCTTTATGGGTATGCTTCGGTCCTCTTCCGGGATAAAGCCTTGCCATGTCCAACCATCGTTGAAGGCCTCCAGGATGGCTTCGGGAAAGAAAAGCTCCAATTGTGAAATAAAATAATCAACAATCGGCATCTCTTCTTCTTCAGGAACAATGATAGGACCGTTCTCGTCTTCTAACGGGGTTCCATTTTCATCAGTCGCCTGCACGGGAACGATACGTGTTTCAGGAATCTCCGGGAGAATCCGAATATCACTAACATTACGATCCTCACGTATCCAGGGAACAAAGGCAACGAAAGTCCCGTCATTGACAAAGCCATCAATCAGCTCACCGACGCATTCTTCACCGTCTTGTTCAACGAAAACTTGAAAGTCGATTAGCTTATCAACAGTTTCTTCTTTGCCTTTCCCAACTTCAGTCAAAGGCGCTGAATTGATAACAGGACGTGACGACATCACCGCATTCATTAACGTGTCTTGAACACGTAGAGAATCCGTCATCATCGTGGGAAGCTGCATGTTTGACGCATCATCCCAAGGTTGATTGACGCGCTCCATCCAACCACGATACTTTGCATAACGCTGGATACGGGCTTCACGTTCCTCTGTTTGTTCGTCACGATATTTATTTAATCGTGCAACAACGTCAGCCCCAACTTCATCTACTTTAAATTTAAACGAATCGCGCCTTGTGCGAACTCTTGGATTCTTTTTAGGCATCAATGACTTCTTCCTTGTTTTTGAGGGAAAGATTGAGCAGGAGGGCAACATTTGGGGCATCAACATCTGCATCAACCAGAGCCACCTTTTTGCCCATATCGGCAAGTGCGGCAGCAATATTTACAGCGACTGTTGTTTTGCCAACACCTCCTTTGCCGCCGGTTACTCCGAGCACAGGAGTGGTAAACGATTTATTATGAAAACTCCGGATAACTTCAGGTCGCAACTCCTTCATTA